CTCCTGTTGAGAGATGGGCGCGGCCCGATTCATGGGCAGTGATGAAGCCTGGAGCTAAGAAGGCTTATCGGGTGTTTGAGGAAGAGGCCTTAGCTAACTCCCTAGCTAACGCTCCTGGTAGTCTATACATAGCGCAGTTCAGGCCTGGTGAGAGTGTTCGATGTGCAAGGTACTGTCCTGTCATGCAGTTCTGTGAGCAAGCTAAGGACCTAGGGGTGGTGAAGTCAGATGCCTGATGATGGACTAGATCAGTTAGCAGGCCTCGGACCTGAGTGTGATTGTGACTACCCTCATAGCCACGACTTTGAGCCACCATTTGAGACGTGTACCTGTGTGCCTGGTTGTTCTCACAGAGTAGAGGATGTCACTCAAGAAGATGCTGACATAGGAGAGGAGTGCCTCTGTGTCTAACATATACCAGACAGCCTGGGCCATACTCAAGGACAGAGTAGCTAGATCGAGGAAGCAGTCTATTCCTAGGACTGAGCTGCTGACTTGGCAGCTACAAGCATTGGAGGCAGCAGTAGACAGGTTCTACTTTGAGAAGGCAGACCTCGTTGCTGACCCTGGAGCGTATCGTGGCAAGCAAGAGGAGGCTTAGACGCCGGCAGTGCAGGCGCAAGAAACGTTATGCGTCTAAGCAGGAGGCTAGGCAGAGCGGGCTGAGGCCTAGTCTGGTGATCTACAAATGCCCGTTCTGTACTGGGTATCATGCAGGACACAAGCCGAAGAGGAGATTGTGATGCAAGGTGACACAGTAGGTACAATGTATCAAGGGGTATATGAAACCTTGGATGAGCTGCTGAAAGGTGTAGGGCTGCTGCCACTCAATCAAGTAACCACTCGTCCAGTCTTGCACAAGGCAGTGGAACGAGCTATGGAGGTACTTGACAGAGCTGTAAAGGAGGGCCGCTATGTCGTGCCACCCCGCCAGTGAAAAGCAGATAGGCTATGCTGACTCCTTAGTAGAGTACCTGGAGAAGGAGCAACATGTAAGTGCAGCCAGGTATAAGTCCAAGGTGGCGGACGCTCATAGCTGCATAGCAGATATGTCCAAGCTGATCGACCAGATGAAGGAGATCAGGTCAGGCATACAAGAGGCTGATAAGGAGATGGGATGATGCTACTTAGCATTGAGGGAGATGAAGCCACAGGCAAGACCACACTGGCCTATTCCGCTCCGCTGCCCATTGTAGGCTTTGCCTTCGACATGGGCATAGAGCGAGCTATCAAGGGAGGTAAGTATGAGGAGTTGTTCGCTGGGCTAGAGATCAATGTCATACCCTACAACAAGACCATAGACCACCTGGATACTGAGCCCTGGAAGGACTTTGATATTACAATCTTTGAGCTGCCTAGTCCTATACAGCTTGACAGTATGAGACTCCGAGGCAACACTGATCTCTGGCTGTACTCCATTAACCTCATGGCTGCTGCCTTCTCTGATCCTAAGATAGCCAGCATAGTAGTGGATACTATGACAGTGGCTAGGCGGACCAAGGCCAGCTCACACTTAGAGGTCTTACAAGGTGCCGCCTATGCTCCTGATGGTAGCCCACTGCCTGATGGTAGAGGTGGATTCCTGAGACCTCGCGAGCAGCTCATTCAGATAGAGTATGGCAAGATAAATGATGCTATCCGTGACATCTATACTACAGGAGCAGGTGTCAAGAAGAACCTGATTGCCACTCACCATCTGACTGATGAGAGAAAGGAGGCACCGGACGAGCATGGCAAACTTGTTCAGATACTCACAGGTAAGAAGATACTGGAGGGCTTGGCTCAGACTCACCGCTTTGTAGACATAGCCATCCGCACTAGCAAGGAAGGTGGAGAGATCAAGAGTGAGCTGTTGAAGTGCGGTTACAACCTAAAGCTGGAAGGGGTCACGCTTGAGAATCCTACATGGAACTCCATAGCTGAGTTGGTTCTAATGGGCACGGGGAACAGGATAGATGTTGGAAGGAGAAATAATGAGCTGTGAATGGCTCACCATAAAGGAAGCAGCGAACTATATCAAGGTCCACTACACCACTATCCAGAAGTACATCTCTAGTGGCAAGCTGAAGGTCAGCAGGCCAGGGGGCAAGATAGTGAGGATATGTCTGGAAGACCTACAAGAGTTCATGGAGGGAAACGGATGAGCGTGATAGATGAGGTCCGCCACGAAAGACAACGCCAGCGTAGCAGGTGGGGCGCACAGCATGACAGGAACCATAGCTGGTGGGACTGGCAGGGATATATGAGACTGCGACTGAGGCTTGTTGAGCCACACCTAGCCTTCCAGTCCGATATGGATGAGGCGAGTAATGTAACAAAGCGTCGCCGTGCCCTTATTGAACTTGCGGCATTAGCCATCGCTGCGATTGAGGCTAATGATGCCTGACGAATCGGGGCTTTTCACAGCTAAGGGTAGACTGCTTCTGGAGATTGTGAATATGCCTGGAACTACTATCAAGAAACTGGCCGAGACTAGCTTCCTCACCAAGCGTTCGATATGGGGATACATAGGTAGGCTGCGAGGGATGAAGTATATAATAGCTATCAAGAAAGGCAGGACACACCACTACTATGTCACTGACCTTGCGCTAGACGAACTAAGAAAGCTAACAGAAGGAAAAAGTAAATGGTAAGTGGCGAGCTGTTCGGCATAGATGTCCATGAGCCAGACGAAGCCCTGCCTATACTGTCACCTGTGCTGCCCTGCGTAGTACAGCCTCTTAATAGTGAAGGCTATGCTGACTACCTGTGGACAGGCGTGGATGGTAAGCAGCAGGTGGAGCGCAAGACCTGGTATGAGCTGCTAGGAGGTCTGGACAGCATAGAGGACCAGTTGCGTAGGCAGCTAGCTGCTCATCCTAGTGTCAGACTCATACTGATTGTGGAAGGCGTGGCAGTATCTACTGCTAAAGGTACTACAGTATTCAAGGAGACTACTAAAGGCAAGCGCCACCTGTTCTATGCTGGTAAGTCATACTTCCTGGGTCCTATGAAGGGAGTGTATGCGTGGCTGTACGAGGTGGGTAAGTATATAGAGGTGTACCAGACACCTACTTACGGAGACACCTTGAATATGCTGACTGCGTTCTACAGAGCTGACCAGAAGAAGGACCACGGCACATTCCATCGCTATCTCAAGGATATCACCTTCCATCCTAATCCTATGGTACAGAGGTTAATGGGTATGGGAGGGCACCTGGGGATAGGAGCAGTGAGGGCTGAGGCCTTAATCAAACGATTCGGAACCGTGTACAACGTGGCTACAGCTACGCCTGAGATGCTGGCTAGTGTTGAAGGTATAGGCAAGGCTGTGGCTATTAAGTTTCTGAGAGGAGTGGGAAGGCCTGATGTATGAGGTATGTCCACATATCAAAGTGAGCGCTGATGGTACCACAAAGACTGCCAAGGCTATAGCTAGATTACCAGACAGGTATATGGAACACCTTCTCCACTGTCTACCTCCCGACCCACTGCCTGAACCTGGAGGCTACATTCTAGGTAGTATGCGGATTGCGTTGCAGAAGTTGTTGAATGAAAGGCGTCAGAGACGTAGGCATCGTATAAGAGTTGCTCGAAACACCTTGCTACGATGGTTGCCTCTCATCGTATTAGCCACTATCATACTACTGGTGCCAAGGAGGTTGAAGTGACTAAGCTCCTACTCCTCATACCACTAGCTCTACTGTTCCTAGCCTGTGACAATACTGAACCTGCAGTCACCGACTGGGTGGTGAGAGAAGTAGAAGTCATTAAGGAAGTACCAGTAGAGGTGATAGTCGAGGTGCCGGTAGAGGTAATTGTTGAAGTACCTGTGGCTCCAGCCAACTGCCCACCTTCATCTGAGGTTGACTGGCTCATCTGGAGCCTGGAAGACGCCCGTGACATGCACCAAGCATGGGCTGACTTCCTACGTGACAACCCCTTGGCAGATGGTTCAGGCCTAATCAGAAATGCAGTAGGTAGTCAGGCAGAACAGCTTTCCCTGATAGCAGTATATGACCGTAGGCTAGGCATAGTGTCACAATTCATGGAGGTATGTGGTGACTAAGGTATTCGCCGAGAAGTACGAGCGAGAGAAGATGGACAACATGGAACTCATCCTCTTCCCTAGAGATACGAAGTGGAGGCGTGAGCTATTCCCTCCTGGTGTGTTCGATCATCCGGCCAAGAACAATATGTACCTGACTCAGGCCCTGATAGACTACTTGACTGAGCCAGGAGACACCATACTCGACCCGTTCGGTGGAACAGGCACTACTCTGATAGGAGTCCTCAGTGGGCGCAACGTGGCACTGATCGAACTGGAGCCCTACAACATTGAGCTGCTACATGAGGTAGAAGCGATGTGGAGAGAGGGTGTGCCCCTGTCTGTCACTGCTGAGATCAAGGGCCCTGGGAGAATCTTCATCTATGAGGGAGACTGTAGACAGAAGTTGCAGGACATAGACTTCCTCTGTGATGCTGCCATATTCAGTCCTCCATTCAGCACCTCGATCATGCGAGCCAAGCCACTGCCCTCGATAGCAAAGCAGGTAGAGGGGTATGCTACACATCCTCAGAACCTGGGCAAGCTAAATCCCTTCTACTTCCAACAGGGCATGAAGCTAATGTATACGAGGATGTATAAGAGGCTAGTGCCTGGGGCTCCTGTGGCTATCATTACTAGGGACATGGTGAAGGGCAGTCGAGTGTTCCTCTCTGCTGACATAATCAAGTTCATGGGTAAGGCAGGGTTCAGCTTGGAGGAATGGTATAAATGGAAGCCACCTGGTTCAGCTCAGAGAAGGATACAGGAGAGTAGAGGAGCTCAAGTGGTCAAAGATGAGGACATTCTCCTGTTCAGAAAGAGTGACTAATGGCGCAGCCTGACATCCATGACCTCATCCGCTCCTGGGTGGAGACTCACGGCTGGCCCGTGCATGAGGGCATCCGTATAGGCCCTGCCAAGTGTGGCATTGGAAGGTGCCGGAAGAAGCATGCTTATGCAAGATCAAGGCTGCAAGGGAACAGAGGTGGACTGATGACAGGGTGGGTCTACGAGAGGCCGTGTGACATCAATGCACCTATGGGTGCAGACAGGGCAAGGCCGTAATGTGTGAGGTAATCACAGTACCGGATGACGAGCTAGGAGGCAACGTGGCTTGCCCTAAATGCGGCCACCCTCTGTGGTTCTACCGTATCTATAGTGAGCCTCTGATAG